GACCATAAACCTTCTTCATAATTGTAAATTGCGTATCTAGATATTTCTCTAGTATCGTCAATTATTGATGGGTAAAAAAACCAAATTTCTGCGAATTTTGCGTTGTGACCAACATGGCATTTAAATGATTGTTCTAGATCAATATCAGAAAAAACATAATCTTGTACAGATGATGCAAGTTTTTTGACTGCGCCATTATAATAATAAAATCCATTCTTTGACATGAAGTAAACACCATTTGGTGTATTCACAGCAGCTTTTGGTCCTATCAATCCAGCACCTTCGTTTATCAAGTTCACTGCGAATGTAAGTGGTGGTCCTATAAATTGCATAGAATAAATACTTAAATCAGTCCAAATAAGTATCTCTTGTCTTGCTTTTAAACCACCTATAATTGCAGAACCACTCGATAATCTCAGAGATCCAGCTGTGTTTGTGCTCAATGCTTCCCATTCTGTTGCAGATTCTTGATCACTAAAAGCTATCAACATGGGATCGATTGCTCCAGTTCTTGAGCCACCAGATAATGGATCTGCGCCCAAAACAATAACATGCCTGTCAGTTTCTGATATCAAAGTTTGTAACCCAGCAGTTGGAGCTTTATTTGCGCCTGACAATGAAGTTATATTTACTGCTCTGGTTGATAACCCATTATCTTCTTCCCAGTAGAAAATACCACCACCTCTAGGGTTTATTACAAGATCCTCTCCAAAGTTGTCGTGTGTCCAAAGCCTGAGCTGGTTGGTAAAACTCAATGCAGATACAGATCCAAAGGTAAAGAAACCCCATGCATTGATACCCCATCCAGTGCCTTGGACATAAAAGTCAGATCCTACATTGATTTGATATGAGCCATCTACACCAGCACCGCCATTGCCTGAGTCACTTGCGTTAGCTGTAGCTGTAGCTGTAAATGTATAAGTATTTGTACTTGGGACAGTATCTATTTTATATTCTTGATTTAAAACATCGGCAGTTATGTTACCACCAAGCGTTGCAGCTCCTGATAGTGTTACATAATCTCCCTTTATAGCACCATGAGATGAATCTGTAGCAGTAATAGTTGAACTGCCATTAGTCGCTGCAAAGGTAATACCATTTGTCGTGGTTGCGCGAACAGGAGTTACATCGTTAAATGAACCACCAGTTTCTATGTAATACTTTACAGTAGATCCAACACCCAAAAGCCTTGTACCAGCTAGTGTTATCCAAGCATGTAAAGCTCTGGGCAAACCAGTAATTGTATTAGATGTGCTTTTTACCCATCCACCAATTTTTTCAACACGATTTTTTCTAAATCTTACAAAGTTACCATCAACCCAACCACCCTCGTTTGCGTAGTCAGTTTCTTCTTTGTTGATACCAGCTTTAAACTCAATTTTACTTAATGGCATAGTGAACTCCTATAGTAAAAAGTTTACCACGAATTAAGCTAATCTGATAATCGCACCTGTAGCAGTCGCGCTTGGGAACACTACTGTAAAATCACCAGCAGTCGAGGTCTTATCCCCTCCAAAGTCAATTGCTGCTATTGCTTTGTTACTGTTGGTTGAGTTGTAAATCAAACAACCTCTAGCTGTCACTGTAGCTGTACCAAAAGTCAAATCTGCAAAATCAACTACTGCTACAGTACCAGAAAGAGCTGGTGTAACATTAGTTAAAGCATTACCACCAGCAGAGTAATTGGTCCCTGATGATTCTTGACCTGTTCCATAAGCAGTTGTTCCAGCACCCATAGTTGCGCTAGATGTAAAAAGAGCTAACTTAATACTGTCTGCGCCATTAGTAAGGTTGTGAGCCTCGACTAACACTTCTTGCTTAAATGAGTTTGCTATCGCACTTGTAATAGCCATGTTTATACCTCTATTTTAATTGTTTAATAATATCTGCCATGTCGGTGTGCCCTTGCGAATCGAGAAGTCCACGAATGGTAACTCGATCACTGTCAATTGCACTTTTGACACCATTTAATACTACAGTATAAACATTATTTTGAAAAGCATGTGCTTGTTGTCTAATATGATCAGGTGCATTATCACTAATAGAACATATTTTTTTAGTAATTTGCTCTGCCCAAAATTCTGGTGTATGTCCACGATTCTCTGTGGTTGAAACCATTACTTGTCCTAGTTGTATGAAGCCATCACTCATCCTTTGTATGGCTCTGGTGGTTTAGCTTCTTGAATTATTTCCATATTATGTTCTTTCAGTAAATCTTCTATCTTATCGTTTGGCGCAATAATCCAAGAATCTTTATGAGGTATTGCAACCAAGGGTTTGTCTAATCTGTGATAGCCATACAGTCTTTCATCAGCTGGAACATCAGCATCTAAAACTGTAGATCTTGGCGATACACCTACTGTAATTCCTGATTCCATTAGCTTGCAAAGCCAAAATTCAACGCAAGCGCGACCAGCTTCGGCAAAATGTAAATCGTTACGATAACTAAAATCTATACCAAATAGGTCTATAGCACCAACTTTATTCCACATAGCAAAAGCTAATGCATATGCTACTGTATTATTCATATATGCGCATTTCGTAGCATTACATACTTCTTGAAGTGGGTAATCAACAATACTGGGTACACGCTCATCAAGTTCACAAGAATATATGGGAACTTTTATATTAGGTAAAATTTTTCTCATTACCTTTGTCTGCTTACCAGCATCTTCACTGTCTAGGAAACGTGAAGCTGGATCCATCATGAAAACTCTGTCACATTTCAATGCACCAGCAACAGAATTTATACCCCAAGTTTCATCCCACTCTTTGGAGTTTTCCAAACTTATAAGGTAATCTATTTGCGATATGCCTAACCCAAGCAAAGCTATGCGTTTGCCTTCTAAAGACTCTATTCTCTCCATTTTTTGTCCTATCTATTTTTATTTATGTCACTCTACGTCTTAAAGAATCATACCTATATTCATCTCTGGTGTCACGACCTTCTGAGATGTTTTTCATTCTGGCTATTGCTTCTTTAAATCTGTTTTCAAACATTGCAATTGTCTGTTCGCTTTCTTTTAGGAATACTGCTCCTTCAGTCAATGCTCCATAGAGCAATGCATCTGGATGATCATTTGAAAGAACTGTAGTTCCGCTATCAGAACCTATAGTGAGACTTGCTGGCTTATGTAAGTAATGTAATTCAAAAGTGTAAGCTGCATCTGGAACTGGTGATAAAGAAAAAGACTCTTTACTGTAAAGAGAATAATACTTTGGTTTACCTGTTGAGGTAATTGTTGGACTATACTCTCTCATAAAGCTGGGATGTTTTAAATCTAAGTAATCATATGTACTACTAGATACAACTGCTAAACTCATTGGAGCCAGAAAATCAGTAGGCATCGCTAAGAACCTATTAGATAATGATCCAGTTGCTTGTACATTTTTTCTTTGATCTGTAATTTCTACCAAATTCAAAATTCTTGATTCTGATTCTTTAATAAAATTATCAAGATTATTTGTGAATGTTGTTTCACTAGATTCCAAATAATCACCAATTGCTGTTTTTAATGTGCTTAAAGTCCAACTCATGTTGTTATCGAAACCTCTCCTACACTGAATGTCGATTCAAAAGTAGTTAATTGTTTACCTAGCTTACCTAATCCAACATTAGTATATACCACAAAAAAGTTATTATCATCTGAAGTATCTACTCTTGCATCTGGTAATGGTGTTTCTTCTTTTGGTGCTGATCTAGGACTAAGCTGTGGATGCTTGGGATCAAACTGATCTGGTCCTACCATCAAACCATTCCAAGTTTTTTTCATATCGCATAAGTTATATCTGAATCCAGTTATATCGCAAATACCATATGTCGATCTTTTGTTGCTGTAGAATTTAGCCATTATGCTCTGTTATAACTTCTTAAATCAGGCTTGATTCTGTATGAGGCGCGCTCCTCGTCAGTATTCATGGCTCTCAAGAATTCTTCTTCGTAGAGTTGCTTCAAAACACCAGTCCTATCAGGTGCTCTTTTCAACGATATGTAGTAAGCCAAACCAGCAGCTAGACATGGATAAAATCGATATGGCATATCCATAGTGTTCTCTCCAGTATCAGCATCATCCATTCTAGTCAACACGTTCATTATTAAAGTATAAGTTGAAGATTTATCTGGTGCTGGATATACAGTAATTGTAGGTGTATTTTGTTTATCAACAAAATATTGATTAGGTCTTGATGTCGATCCTTTACTAGCAAGTCCAGAATACTGAGATCTACTTATTCTAGTAAGTGGTATGTCATTGTTTACGCTATTAGTTGTTTCACGAATAAATGCATCTAAAACATCTATGGGTGCTGTTGCGTTAGTGGTATCGATATTGTAAGTCACAGTATCTTTAACCATCGCTACACTTTTTGATGCTACAGTCCATTGGTTTAAACCACGATTCGACCACTCAGCAAGCATAAGATTCAAACTTCTTTGAGCTGATTTCAGATCATACCCTGTGCGCAGCTCGATTCCACATCTTTCAAATGCTTCCT